CTTATAAAGTGTTCAAATTCTTTTGAGAGATTAAAGGATGGAAGTTTATTTGATCAAAATATGACTTTTAAAATTCCTTGCGGCGATTATACTTTTGCTCTTAATGTTGCTAATTTTATAAAGAATAAATTTGATAATGGCGAAATGGTTTCTTTTTCTGGCTCTTTTCCTCGTGATAATCTTGTTATCGTAACCGATTCTTTTGAGCACTTTTTGTCTTAAATTTTCAGAGCGATACGGCTTTTGATAAAAAGCGATCGTATCGCTCCTACGCTCCAAGCGTATGTCGCGAAGCGCAAAAAGCTTACTATTTCGGTAAAGCTTGATTTTGTTTCAGCCTTTTCCAAAGTGGTACGCGTCCGCTTAATTTTTATAAAGGAGGCCAAGATGCCTAAGTTTCTTTCTACTGCAAAAGGTAAGATAACTACCGCTGTTGCTGTTGTTTCGATTTGCGCTATGAATGCTGCCGCCGCTGGCGTTGCTATCGGTGCAGATGGAGCTGTAACTGGCGATATCGATCCAAAAACCTTTTTTGGTATGGCTACTGTTGTCGTTGCTCTTTTGGGAGTCATTTTCGGCGTAAAAGCTGGTATTCGCTTACTGCGCAGCTAGCTTGCATGACTTCCTTGATCATTTTTCAGGGAAGTCAAATTTTTAAAAAGCTCTAAAGATGTATGACTTTATAGACCTTGTTAGACTTGGCATTTATATTAACGGCTTAATGGCTGTTATTGTCGGTTTTTTTGCCGTAGTCAAACAAGTCGCCGTCGCTTTAGACCTTTTTAAGAGTTTGGATTAAGCCCCATGTATGATTTACATGTTTCAGTCGAACATTATCATTTTCTTATGAGCCTTAGCGGAATCCTTTGTGGTTTTATTTTATGTTTGTTTATCTTTCTTATTGTTAGTAAAATTTAGGCTGATCCAAACTCAATAATCAAGAAAAGGAGCTTTTAAACATGTCAGTAGGCGTATTTACCGTTACGGGCGTTCTTAGTTTTGATTACTTCTTTTCAATTATGGTTTGGTTTATGTTGATATGTTTGCCCGTCTGCGCTGGTTTAGTCCTTTTTACCAAAAAGGTATTATAAGGCTACCCCATGCGAGGTTTAATAAAATTTACCCTCTTAGCTTTCGCTTTTTGTTTAAATTTATTAGCCATTGACTTAAATTCTTTAAGCAATGAAGATTTTTCTTTGGCCAGGTATAGTGAATACGCTCCTTCCGGTTTTTCTCAAATTTCAGATGTTGAGATACTAAATTCTCAATATCTGAAAATAGGAGATGATTATTATACATATACTTCTTCTAGTATTGTTTTTAACTTATCCTTTCTTAGGGATTCGGGTTTTTTAGCCAAAAAACACAGCGGTAAAATTACAGAACTTGTAAATTATGATAGCTCTTTTGATAAAATTAAAATACCTTGTCAAAAGCCTGGTGATATTATTTTGGCTTGTTCTCGTAAATATAAACCCGAAATTCCCGGCTATATTGAGCAAGAATTTTCATATTATGACAAATATTTCGTTTCAAAGGTTGCTTCTTGTCAACCTGATGAGCATTTCAATACCTTTACGAAACAGTGTCAAAAATGTCCTGATGGTCAATCTTGGAATCCTCAAACAAATAGTTGTTTTACTGATTGCACTGATGAAAAAACAAATAAATACGGCTGGGCTGATGGTTCTTGCACTGATTGTAGTGCTGCAAAGACTACTGGGGAAATTTATAGATGTTTTTGCGGTAGTTTGGGACTTGGTGTTCCTGAAACCTTAACTGATGTTGGTGTAATTGGCAAGCCTGGTTATTTTTTAGGCAAATGCTCAAACGGTTATTCGTTTGAATATAGAGATCCAGATTATAAACCCGATCCTAAACCTGATGACAATAAAACCAAACCCGATAATCCAAATCCCGATCCTGATAATCCTGATCCGGATAATAAAGATAAAGATAAGGACAAGGACAAAGATAAGGATAAAGACAAGGATGATTTTTGTAAAAAAAATCCAAATGATCCTAAATGTCAAGAAAATGATTTTTGTAAGAAAAATCCAAATGATCCTAAATGTCAAGAAAATGAATTTTGTAAGAAAAATCCTAAGGATCCTAAATGCAAAAAGAATGATAACAATACTACAATACCTGGTCCTGGTGGCGGTGGCAATAATGACAATAAGGATACTGAAGCTAAATTTAATAAAGGTGATTTTGATGACGGAGATCTTGATAAGGAGCGTAACAGCCTTTATGGTGGAATAGCAAAACATATAAACGACAGTTTATCTAAATTTGATGGTATTCGTGACGGTATTAATCAATTTGTAAGCAATGTTCAAGGTAAAGGTTTTGAAAAAGTTCAAGCTAGCATTAAAGGCAAATGTCCCATAAAGAAACAAATTTTACTACCAAATGGTAGTTCCAAAGAAGTAACGGTTGATTATTGCGAGTATTTATCTCCTGTTTCTGAAATTTCATATTTTGCCTTTTACGTAGGTTTTGCTGTAGGCGGTCTTATTTTGTTTGTTAAGCTTCTTATATTTTCAATTTAAAGGATGAAATTTTGCCTGCCATACTCTCTGCTCTTTCTTGGATATTTGGACGTTTAAAGCTTGGCAATCTTGCCGGATTTATAATCAAAAAGATAGTTTTTAGCAAAGTCGTATTAATTGAAATTGCTATGTTTGCGCTTATGGTTGTTTATTTTGGTGCATTGCTTGCTATAGCTAATTTTTTATTTGGTCAATTATTTGATATTTTTAATTTTACTAAAACTTTAACTAATCCTACAAATAGTAATGAGGTAACTTCTACCGCTTTAGCTGTTTTATCTACTCTTGGTGTTTTTAAAGCCTTTTGGGATATTTTTAATCTTTATGCCCCTATTTTTATATCTCTATTCCTTATGATCGGTGCAAAAATAGGCATTAAGCTGCTTGAGAAGCTTAGAAAAAGTATTCAAAGCTATATTGGGTACATCACATGATAACTTACTTAGTCGGCAATCCTGGAAGCGGTAAAACCTATTATGCTGTTTTTAAAATTTATCAGCTTTTTTTGTTTAAGCCTGAAAACAGTTTTTTAAGCAAATTTATCAAATCCGAAAAGCAAAGGGAGTATACTTATTGCTATACCAACATCAATGAATTTAAATTTGATCTACACGTGAAATTTATAAAATTCGACTTCGATAAATTTTACGCCGATATGTCTGTTTTATATGCTTTTTATATTTCCAAGGTTTCCGATGCGGAGCTAAACGAGCGCGCTAGGGAGTTAAATTTAAGCGGTTGTTTTATAGTTTTAGACGAGGCACACAATTTCCTAAAAGCTAAAGAAGATCCGGTTCTCGTTTGGTGGCTTACTTATCATCGCCACTTATACCAGGATATTTACCTTATCACGCAAGATTTGAGCCTTATTAGCAATGAATATAAGCGCATTGCCGAGCATTTTTTAAAAGCCGTAGATAGTGCCAAACGCCTATTTAAAAATAAATTTAGATATATCCTTTACGGCTCTTATAAAATGTATCAAAAAGATGCAATGCAAAAATTTCATATTCCATATTTGCAAGAAGTATTTGATCTTTACCATTCCGGTCAATCGTCATCTCAAAAATCATTTGTTCGCAAATTTTTCTATTTCGCCCTATTTTTATTTATCGCACTATCTATTTACTTTTACTTTTTCCTTAAATCTTTAAGCTCTGACGTTTCCGACGAACAGCAAGACGATCCAACCCAAATTTCTCAACCTATCCAGGCGGCTGAACCTCGCCCTGCGCATCAACCTAAGCCGACCCCACAAACCCAAGATCAACCAAGCCAAACCTATATTTACAACCTTTCATGTATCGACGACGTCTGCACCTTTAAAAATGAAAAATATCCTTTCCCTTACGGCTATATCTCTTTTACTGTTTCATCGCGTAAACCTCTATACTTTTATTCTACTACCAAAGGCAAACATCTTACGGAGTATTTTTTAGTTTTCGATGCACCCGTGCTTGATGAGCTAAAAAATACTTCTTTTCTATATCAAAATCCAAATAAAGGCGTATCCTATGAAAACTCTCAGACAACTAGTCTTAACGTTAATCCTTTTAAGTAGCTTTGTCAAAGCCGAAACAATTTACACAGATCTTGTAAATTTTGCTCAGCTTACAAGCAGATCCAACAATATAACTATAGTAACCGACGATAGTATCGACGGCACTTATTATTATTTCATATATCAGCAAGAAACAAATTTGACTCTTGCTATGTTTCAAAAGATGCTCGAGTCAAAAGGTCTTTACCTTTATAAGCAAAGTAATTTTTACTACGTAACGGACAAAAAGCTGCCTAGCCTTGATCTGCGCCGTATTGATCTAAGCAATTACGTCTTAGACGACGTACAGCGTATCATCTCAAATTTTGAAATCAATGCTACCTATTCTAAATCGTCCAATTCCGTTTTTTTCCGTGCTGACGAGCATATCTACGATCAAATCAAAGATGCTGTAAAGAGTATAGATAAGCAGCTCGAGCAGGTTCAGTTTAAACTTACTATAACCGAAACCAATCTGAAAGACATCAAAGACCGCGGCACAAAGCTTCAAAGCTTGCTTAAGCCGCTAAATCACGGCGATTTGGCTTATTATATAAATTTAATCACTTCGCCCTATACCACGAACTCAAACGTAATTAGAAACGACGATGACGGCTTTTTTGGTGTTTTAAATTTCCTTGATACCAACGGCTTAACTAAAATCATATCCAGTCCTTTTTTAACGGCTCGCAACCATACCGAGGTATATTTCTCAACCGTCCAAAACATCCCCTATCTTGTGCAAAATAGCCAAACTTCGGCCACTCAAACCACTACTCAAAATTCATACGAATACAAAGACGTTGGCCTCAAAGTAACCCTTAAACCTATTATTTTACGCGATCATATAGATTTTGACCTACACCTTATCCTGGAGGATCTTTTATCAAATCAAAACACCCTAACCCCTACCACATCAAAAAAGGAGCTTAAAAGTTCGTATTCCCTCAAACGCGGCGATATTTTAGTCTTATCCGGCATAAACAAAAATACCAACCAAAAACAACGTAACGGCATCCCCATACTTAAAGACATCTTTTTACTTAAATACCTTTTTTCGATCGAGCAAGATCAAGAAATCGATTCAGTAGTAACTTTAACGATACAGATAATTTAAATTTGTGAAGTTATAAAGCGGAGCGGAAACTGAGCGCGGCGCGTAGCGCGCGCGAAGTAACGCGCCGCCTTGTCAAATTAATAAAAATAATTTACTTTTAAGTTTAAGGTGCAAAGTGTTTGGTATTTCCAAGTTAGATATTACCATCGCCAATGATAAAATCAAGGCTCAAAGAGACTATATGCAAAATTTCTCTTTTGTAAACAATCTCGGCGAAGTAAAAAGTCTCCTTGATATATCAATGTCCGCAAATTTGAGCAAGCGTTACTACGCCGAAGTCTCAAACCGGATCAATACCCTAAACTCTTTTAGTATCATGTATCAACAAAAGGGCGTATTTTTAACAATTACTTTAAACGGTTGCTTTCGCGGTGCTTTAAAGGGTGAATATGGTAAATTTAAGCCGCTTGATTGGAAATATATCCCTGCCGATATAAAATCTAGGATGAAAAATGGCGAAAAGCTTGAAATTAGGGATTTAGTTCAGATTTTAAATTATCAATGGCTACTTTTAATAAAGCGCTATCACAAGAAATATAAAGGCGTTGATCGCTCTTATGTTCGCTGCTTTGAGCCTCATAAAAAGGACGGTGTGCCGCATATTCATGCGCTTTTTTATGTTCCTGCACATACAATACCTTATCTTTTTGAGTGCTATAAAGACCTATTTAACGCTCCGCAAAACTTAAAAACCGATGCTATAGCTCCGCACCAGGCGCGAAACGGTGAAATAAATGGCTTTCAATGGACAATTGATAATCCTACCGGCTACGTAATGAAATATATTCAAAAAACTTTTATGAATTTAAGCGAAACCGACGAATTAGACGAGCTTGCGGCGTGGTATGTAAAGCATAAAGTTAGGCGTTTCATTACTTCGCGCACCCAAGTCCCGCTTTGGGTATATCGCCGTATAAATTTTATCAGCTCGATGAGGGATTTTTATCATTTATGCGACATCAAAAACGATGACGAAAACGTCATTGAGTGGGATTTACACGAAAAATACATAAATATCTTTATACCTCGACGAGATGAGGAAGTGATACTAGAAAAAGGTGTTTTGACGCATAAAATTTGCGGTAAGGTTATAAATACTTATCAAACTCAAAAACCCCCTCAAAAAACAACTTCTCAAAGCATAAAACTCGATCTTGACGCCTGGGTTGATGCCTGGTATGTACTCGAGGGAGAAAAAATCAAACGTGAAGCTATGAAAAACCGAAAAGAATTCAAAAAACCGCCTCTATGGATGAAAAATTACGAGCTATATAATTATTATTCAAGATTGGATAAGGCCAACTGTAATATTCAACACCTAGCCTACGTTGAAAATATCATGCTTGATCGCGGCTTGAATTCATTTACAAAGAGAAATACAAAGCACGATCTAAATAATCCTGATCTCGAGGATTTTATCGAGCGCGGACTTAGAGAATATGAATTTTAAAGGAGATAAAATGAAAATTTTAAATTTATTTGCTGGCATTGGCGGTAATAGGTTATTATGGAATGATGTATTACCGGATATTGACGTAACTGCTGTTGAGTTTGATCCGGCTATTGCCGAGGTTTATAAATTTAGATTTCCCATTGATAAAGTTATTATTTGTGATGCTTTTGATTATGCTGCCAACAACTATGATAAATTTGATTTTATATGGGCTTCTCCCCCTTGTCAAACTCATTCGAGGTTTAATTTTTCAAATCAAAACACTATTAACAACCGTTTTTTACCTGATTTTCGTCTTTATTCTCTTATAAGTTTTTTGAAAACTTTTTGTAAAAATAAGTTTGTTGTTGAAAATGTTATGCCTTATTATGATCCTTTAATTTCGCCGAATGCAAAATTATTTCGCCATTTGTTTTGGTCTAATTTTTATATTCCTGAGAAGTTTTTTCAAAAATCTAATAAGTTGATTAAAAATTTTGTTATTTCTGATTTTAAAGATTTTGATTTGAGTTTGTTTAAAGATATTAAAAATAAAAGGCAAGTTATTAGAAATCAAGTTGATTCTAATCTGGGCAAGTATATTTTTAGCTGCGCGCTTGATAAGGGTCTTTTTGATGATTTTGAATGA